TTTTCAGGAGAGTCAATAGCAACTTCTGAAGTTTCTGTAGCTTGACGCTCTCCTGTTGTAGGAGGGAACCTACGCTCAGCAGCTGGAGTAGGAACTTCTCCAAATAGTCCAGGACCAGCAACTTCAGTAATTGCCTCAATGATCTCTGCGTCATCTGCCTCGGACCAATCAAGAAGTCCTTTTTCGTTTATAACATCGCGAATCTTGTCAGCCGTGTCATCATCAACGGTGTTTCCGGTCTGCTCTACAAGATCTGCAATTATCTGTGAGTGCGCCTGAAGTCTTGGTGTTGTATCTCCCATGTCATTAGATTCTTTTTTAAGATCTAAAAGAATCTGGTTGGTGTTAATGTCCTGGTATTGAATAGCATCACGCATTGCCTCAATAGGAACCTCAACGGTGATGTTGTCAAACGCTAGAAGAGCCGCGCCTGAACCATCGGTGATACCAGAAAGCATCTGTTCGATGAGATCTGCAACCTCGTAGTCGGCAGAAAGAATCTCTGGATTATCAGTGTAGCCGTTCTCATCGACGTCGGGTTGCGAAGGTACATATGCATCTGTATTTGGAATGTAGTAGTCAGGGTTGTCAAAGTCAATTGGAATGTTTTCAATAAGTGAGCCAGGTAGAGGGTCTGGTGAAGGTGTTTGCTTCTCATTTGCAACCGGAGAATCTCCAGGTGCAGATGCATCCTTAAGTTGACGAATCTCCTGAACAATGTCGTCTACAAGTTGCGCCTCTTCAGCTGAAGGCACGCCGCCTTGCGCATCAATAAGCTTATTAAGGTTATTGTTGTTACCGTTTACAGAGTCATAGATATTCGCAACCACCCGGTTAGGATCTAGTCCAGCTTCCCAGATCGCGTTGAACAATGCCTCGGCAGGTACAAACTCTGCGCCTGCGCTAAACTCTAGCTGTCCCGCACCAGAAGGGACTCCTAAGTTTACCTGCGGGATATTTACACTGTCTTGAATCTCTGCAGGGTCAAGGATGTCGTTGTCATCATCTACGTTTGCGTTAAGAATCTCTGCAAGCGCTGCATCTGTAGAATTGCCAAGCATAGCTTGAGATAAAGCTTGAACAAGATCCTGTGGCGTAAACCTAATCGCTAACTTCTGCGGATCGTCTGTAAAATCACTGCTAGCCTCGTCAATGCGACCTTCTGGAGAGTAATCTACAGTGTTAAACTTAAATGCTCCATCTGGAACATTGAATCCGTTAAATAGACCTGGAGCTGAAGGTACGTTTGGGCTTGGAGTCTTTGGTGGAGTTCCGCCTGACGGAGGAGTTGGAGGCTCGTCTGGGGCATCACCAGTACCTGACGATATCTCGTTTCTTGAATCATCAATTTTACGTTTTGCTTCTTCAACAGTCGCTGCACGGCCAAGATTTATGTCGCGTGCACCATCACGAACCATCCATGTGCGAGAGTCACTGCTCCAAACCATCACGCCACCGTTGTAGTCAAAGCCAGTACTTGATCCCTCGCGAGGGCGCAGGTCTGAATCTTTTTTTGCGATATCTACTTGAGACTGTTCATCGGAAGGAGTTAGAGGCTCATCTGGGCTGTCGCCTTCTTCTAATTGCGCATCTTCATTTAGGTCTTTCCAAGAATCGTACCCGTACGCCTCAGCAAATGCATCCTTGTGCTCATCTGGTATGTTGAATGACATCTCAGGCCACATTCCGTTAGACTCAACCGCACCGGCAAATGTAACCTTACCTGCTAGTCCTTTAGTCTTAATCCAGGCATTTGCAACTTCTTCTGAAGTGTAGTCTTCATCAGGGTTAAGTCCAATATCCCCATAGTCCTCTTGATCCATAGCAAAATCTACAGTGTATTTTTTGCCTACTGCTGCTCGTGTGTCTGGGGCAGAGTACTCTTCTGAGCTATCTCGCAAATCTTCTAGCGTAGCCTCTTCATCACCGAAGTACACTCTAAAAGCGTTTAGAAGATCTTCTTCATTATCAGCAGAAATACTTACGCTTGGCATAATTCCGCCTTCTTCAATAGCGTCAAGTTTTGCTGTAGGTGCGACAGGCTTAATATTTTGATCAAACCAAGCTCGTACTATATCTTTGAATGGAGTGTCTTTTGTGAGTCCGGCATTTTCTGCAGCTTGCTCTGGATCTGCAAAATCAAGTTTCATACCTGCTGGTGGTTTGCCTGGACTAGGTGGCGTTCCTCCTGACGGAGGAGTTGGTGGTTCATCTGGGCCGCCGGCGTCTGCATTAGGCATTTCATCTTGAATCGCATCAGTTGCTTTAGACATGATGTTATTGCGTTCCTCGAGCGAGATCTTATCGTTCTCATAGAGATCGTCGACAGCTGACTCAATGTCGTCAAAACCAATCTGACGATCTTCATCTTGCATAATGTCAGAAAACTTCTGCATTATGTCATTTCTGTTTTTAAGACTTATTAAACCCGCGTCATAAATGGCATCTACGACATTTTCTGTCTCAGTGAATCCAAGTCCGTCGCCGTCGCCGTCGCCGTCGTCGTCAAAATCAAAGTCGCCGTCTCCGCCGTCGTCGTCATCTTCTCTTATACCGTCTAACTCTTCTTGTACGAGCTCTTTATATCTTTTGATAGCAGTATTTATAAAAGCTTCTTTATCAAAGTCAACAGGCTCTTCGTCACCACTCTCAACAAAGTCATTGCGATCTTCAATTGCCCTATCAACGATTGCTTCTAAGTTTTCACGCATCTGAGCAGCGGCGTCGTCAATAAATTCTTTATCTGACATGCCTTCTGGCTTATTGTCCTTAATGTCCTGTGACAGCTCATACGCATCGCCGGCATCTTCATAGATGTTCTCAATGAAGCCTACAGCAAGCTTTTCTGCATCCTCGTCTAATTGTTCTTGTAGATCATTAGCTGGAGATCTATTTCCAGATGCAAGATCAATAACATAGTCTGAAAAACCTGATCCAGGAGTGTTTGAACCTGGTCCTGAAGGAGGAGTTGGTGGTTCATCTGGGCCGCCGGCGGTAATTTCTGCTAGAGCTTCATCCCAGTCTTCTTGTGTGCTAAGTCTCGACATAAGAATGCCGTCTTCGTCACTGTCAGGCCCATCACCAATTAGTTTTCTTGCAAGTTCTTCAGATACTGTTTTTTCTGGGAATGTAAAGCGAACGACTCGCTCATCACCAAACCCTAGGCCTCCTCCGTAGTTATCTGGACTTATTCCTACGTGTATGCCTAGCTCGTTTGCTTGGTCGACAACGTGTTGCATTATCGTCTTATCATCATCCCATGGCTCGTCCATTTCTGCTAGGATAATGTCAAATGTTTTTCCATCTGGCTTCTCAATAGAGTTTTTTGAACCCCACAATGATGATGGGTCTTCTGGGTCACCGCCGTCGCCTGACGGAGGAGTTGGTGGTTCATCTGGGCCGGAGCCACCGTCGCCACCGTCGCCTGTGCCGGAGCCGTCGCCTGTAGGCTTGTCGGAACCATCGAGGACTGCCTTGATCTCTTCTTCAGATACACCGTTTCTGTCAGCAAGAATCTTTGGAGTCCATTTATTAGCTTTCATATCCTGGCGCAGTTCAGCAGCAGATGGCAAGATAGCTTCTTTTCCAGCGAGCTTGTTTCCACCGTTAAGTTTTTCAAGAGTAGCTTGAATAGCTAGAGGGCTAGAGTATGCACGAGGACCTAATCCTAAGTGAGTACGACGCCAGACCTTGTCAGTTGCATCCCATCTAAACATCTCTTGTTTGATAGCTTGTCTAGCATCAAACGTTCTGCCGCTAAGATCTACAGTTACAATGTCAGGGATGACACCAGACTCTCCCCACAAACCGCCTCTTCCGTCTTTCTTATAGATACTATACTTAACGCCGTTTTCAAGAGTTCCTTCAATTTTTGCATTAGGGTCTCTACTTGCTTGTAGCTTAATAATTTGTTGAGTTATCGAGCCACTAAACTTCTCCGCGCCATCTATAGGTGGATCCATGTTGATTTCGTCTACTGACTTGTCATCTGACACAGGAGCGTTACCTTCAAGAGTACGCCCATACTCCGCCTCTAGGCGACGAACTTCTTCACGAGGAATGCCAAGATCTTTTGCAACCTTGTCAAGTGAGTCGCCTGCCATGCGACGTTCGTAGATTTCTTTGCCTCCGGCTTTAGCAGAAGGGATGTTAGCGATAGGCTCTAGTTTACGGTCACGCTTAACTTCTTCTGCCTTAATCCAACGTGGAATGTCTGCTTCAGCTGCCTCCCACGACGGGTACTCTTTATCATACGCGCTAAATTTACCACCAAAATCGTATCCAGCTTTAACCGATACAGGACTAGCGTAATCATTTGCGATTTCCTTATTGTACTCGACGTACGGGAGTCCTTCTTCACCAAATACTCTATCTGCGCCAATTGCTCTACGTTCAACATCTGGCATGCGGCCTCTTCTAACGACGCCTTCCCAACCTGCGGGTACCTTGTTTCCATTTTGATCTACGCCGCTCTTGACAAGTTCTTCAAGTCTATCAAACTCTGCGTTATAAGCTGTTCTAGTATCTAGGCGAGCTTTAACTGCCCGCTGGCCATCCCGCTGTCCTTCTGTAAGACTCTCGCCTTTAACTGCGTCGTACGCTTCTTGATCTCCGTTAGCGAGATCATTAACATCAGCCCAGTTACCTGCGTCGCCAACCTTGTCCGCAAGTGAACCATCTGCATTTTGACGATAGAGAGTATACTCACCGTCGGTTACCTTAGCGGTGTAGTTATCATCTGACGTAAATGTGTTGTCATCTGCCTTTGTCCAGCCTGTGGGCGCGTCTTGACGTGTAGCTATAATGTCAGCCCTTGATGGAATTCCTAAAACTGATTGGTCTGGTGTAGCACCTGGAGTAATTCCAGCCTTCTTAAGAGCTTCGCTTGAAATGCGCGCGGCGTACGTATCAACGTTTCCAGGTTGAACTGCATAGATGCCGTCTGGTAGATTTTTATTTCCTGAAACTTGGATAAGACCAGCTGGACGCTGGTTTGCAGCTCCTGGTCTTGGTGAGCTTACACCTACATAGACACCGGACGCTGCTGCAACTGAGCCACCAGATGTGCGGAAGCGGAAGTTTGCACCGCGTCCCATTTCAACCCAGCGGCCTTTCTTGTCACGCCACTGTAAGGCAACGCGTGCGCGTCGAGCTGCAGAAGAGTTACCGCTGCCAAACGCGGCAACGATAGGTGAAAGGTTATCAATCTTAAAGTACGCGGCGAGAAGAGTCTTACTTGCATTAAGTCGGGCAAACGCGTGTTCGCGTTCTAGTGAACCTGGTGTTGCTGCATGTGCGGATGCGACTAGAGGACGAATTGATTCGTCGATAGAAGGATCGGCTGCAATCCATCGCGCGTTCTTCTTAAGAAACTCTTCACCTGACAGCGAGGCGTTGAGAGTAGAGAGCGGGTGACCTGCAACTAATAGATCTGTGTTATGTGTTTGGCTAGCTGTAAACGTCTTTGTTGCAACGTTGAGGAAGCGTGAAACCTCTTTTATCACCGCAAAGTCTAATGAGACGTCATCGAGTGAAGACAAACTTGAAAGTGCTCGGTTCATTACAATAAGCGCAGAGCGTGGAGTTACGCGACGCTCCTGAGGAACCTTAGAGTTTGCCTCAGAGACAAGTGCAAGAACTTGCTCGCGAAGAGATAGTACAGGCATATAGTTACTGTCATTCTTCTTACGTGCAGCCTTACGCTTTAGCGTACGCTCAATCTTCTTGTTTAGAGGTGCGTCCATTACATAGCTCCCTTGCGCTTCTTTGGAAGTAAATCTGCGTCCTTAGATTCATAAAGTTTTGTCGCTAGTGTATATGCTCGCTCAAACGGGATATCCCCGTCTCTTACACCTCGTAGCCATGCACCGCGTAGCGCAGGGATTGCCTCATAGCCTAAAGATGAATACTCAGCCATCGCGTGAATAGCGTGCTCAGGTGAGCCATACTCATCTGCAGATTTAAGCGCTATAGATAAAAGTTCATGTTGCATTATTGAAGCCTCTGCACGAGAAGAACGGGGATGTGCCTTAGGCAAAAGATCGTTGTCCTGCTTGTAGTTTGAATTTGCAGGTGAGCCAGACTTTAAAAGCTTAAGGAAAGCGTTAACACGAGCCATTGCCCAACCGTCGCGAGTCATACCTGGTCGATGACTAGATGAGAACGCGCCTGAACCTCTACGGTAGACAGCCTTTAACATTGGAAGTGTTGCCTTACGCCCAGGCTTTGCTTTTTCGTTATGCGCTGCTACCTTATTGCGAAGTCCTGCCTCTGTTCGTGCAGAGAAAACAATCTTCTTAGATCCTGAAGCAGATCCTGGCTTGTTTTTCTTTGAGCCGCGGATACGATCTTTCTTTGAAGCCTTACGTGAGCTTGCTGCAGTAATAGGTCCGCCGGTTGCCCACGCGTTACACGTACGAGAAGCAGCGCACTTGAAATCTAGCGCTTCGCAGTATCCAAGCTCTGCCTGGCCAATTGCTGCGTCAGCATCTACCGCGCTTGAGTCACCTTGCTCTATTCCAGACGCAATGCAGTCAAGCATCTTTGGAGTGCGAATAAAGAATACGCAATTTCCACAAACTGCAGTCTTTGCTTCCTCGGCAGTTGTTTTCCACTTGTCAGCTTTTTCTTGCCAAAATTCTTCGTTAGGCTCATTTGGGTTCAATGGGCCGTAACCAACGTTGTCAATTGCGTTTTGACGATTCTTTAAGTTAAGTTCAATGTCCTGCGTAGCCTCGGGACAATCATATGTCTCTTCTTCAACTGCAAGCTCTGAATCATTCGACGCATCTACAGGCACACAGTTTGGCACCATCTTCCCGCTCTTGCCCTTTTTCATTCCTACTTGCTTGTAACCATCCCAGCAAGGACTCTTGTTTGCAAGCGCAGAAGTATCAACAGAGTCTAATAAATCAATTGAAGCCGTGATCTGGCTGTCTTCAACCTTAACTACTCCGTCAGGGATAACCGCAAAGCGGCACTTGCCGTCGTCTTCAATTGGTTGTTTAATAATCTTGCAAACACCAGGACCTTCGTAGAGTACACAGTTGATGCACTTAACACCAATTTCTTTATACTCGTTTTCAGCCGCAGGAGTGTATCCTGCCCAGATGCCTGTTTTGTCCTCGTTAAACTTTCCGTGCTTCTCTGCGATCTCTAAGAGAGCTGCAGCAAGGTCCTGCTCTTCAGCAACGATAATTCCTGCTGCTGTAATTGGTTCAGCCTGCTTCTCTTTCTCAAGGTAAAGACCGACGGCGACGGCAGCGACGTTAGCAAGGGCGTTAACAAGGTCTGTCTTGTCAACCTTTGGTTTTTCCATTGTAGTTAGATGCCTTCCCGTAGAGCTGGTGGTAATTCTTCTTCTGCCGGGGCAGGAGTTGCAGGTGGCGTTGCGTTCTCTAAGATCTGTTGAATCTCCTGAGGAACGGGAGCAACGGAGTCAGCCTGTTGCGAATCGCGAACAGACTTCATAACCTCGGGAGCGATAGCTCCAATCATTGCCTGTGTAAGCTCTGGAGAGATAGAGCCCTTCTCTACGAGAAGGCGGATAGCAAGCTCATTTGGATCCGGCGCGTCGGTAGCCGCAAAGCCGTGAGCGCGACGCCATGTCTCGTAGGACACCGCCATCTTGTCAAAGCCTGAGTCTGCATCGGCCGCTCTGTCATTACGTGTAGCAACCTGTGAAGGGTCAAACCAAACGGTAATACGTCGAACGTCCTCCTCGGCAAACCCTCCTGCAACGAGCGCAGGGCGTAGGTATGCAACTGTGAGAGCGTCCGCGATAAGAAGCATCAACGGTTCGATATGTGACTTATAGAGAGCTTCATCAATTTGGAGCGCGTTAGAGTACTTAACGTTTGCAAGCCCTGTGACAATATCCTTAGGAACATCAAGTCCCTGGAGGATACGCTCGAGGACGCGATCTGCGCGTTGTGCAAGTGCAGGGTCAAACGAGCGCTCAAACTTAAACTGCTTAATTTTGTCGCCAAGTTCTGCAGGTCCACGAATAATAAGCGGTACAACGGCGGAGGCAGAGTCTTCATCACGGATAGGAGTTGTCATCGCATCCATGAGTTGATCCTCAAACTCGTCCGCAGCTTCCTCGGCAGTCATGCCAGGATTCAGATCGTTCTCGTCATCATATGGATAGTCAGGATCTGGAGACGCGGCAACAGACAGACCGTCTGGTAGATAGAGAGCGCCAGCGTTTAAGCGAGAGCGCGCGGTCGCACGAAACGTTCTGTTAAGCAAAAGCAGCTCTGAGCAAAGATCAAGTAGACCGCGCAAAGACGAATCAGCCTCCTCAGAGTAGCGTGGGTGAGCTCTCCAGATGCGACCAACAAATGCTGTGTTAGGAAGTTTAGCTGCACCTGCGCCGGAGCGAGCAGACGAGGTTCCGATAATGTCGCGACGTGGAACGATGACATACGCGTTCTTAGAGTCAAGTTGTAGCTCGTCCGTCGAGCGAATATCCCAGGATTCTTTTAACCCTGAGCCTTTACGCTCTGGCGATTGAACAAGATAACACTCGCCTGTAACCGATAGATTAAGGGCTGCATCCTTTAGAAGACCCGCTTGTCCGCCGTATGCGGAGTCTAAACGCGATAGAGCGCGCTCTGCGGCAGCCGCAAGACGTGAGTCAATAACGTTACTGTCACGTGCAGGTACAGGACTTTCCGCAGGGTTATCAACTACCGCCGCGTATAAACGAATACGTGAAACTACAGATGCAACGAGGTTAAAGGCATACTTGATCTCGCCGATGGCGTCGTAGTATTCCCAAGCTTCAGATTGCCAGTCGCTTGATCCGCCAGTGCGGCGTTGCTTAAATCTTTCAACCTCACCCTTGTCGTTAATCTGCAACTGAACTGCCGCGGCTGTAAGAGCGCGAGGAGCAGAGTAAGGAACTGTCTGTGCGTAGGTGACACCTTCATAGACTATTGATTGTTGCTGAGTCTGGCGAGGTGCCTGTGCGGTGATGCGACGAGGACCGGTGGTAGCCCGGTTAGGCTTCTTACTATTATCCTTAGAGAATAGTCCCACGTGTTACTCCTCGTCGTTGTCTAACGGAGCGCTTGGTCATTACTGATCCAGGCGCGCAGTTATAAGTCCTGCTATAGCGGACAGGGTAAATATACACCCTACTAGGATAGTCATACTTGGAAATAGAGCGTATGAAAACACAACTGGGAGCGCGACCCATAAAGAGACGCACCAAGGGCAGGTAAAGAAGTAGCCTATCTGAGAAGAGTGCGGAGGCTTTCTATCCCAGATCCAGTCACGGGCTGGAGCTAAGATTTCGTCCAAGACGATGAGCCGTGTCAATCGGTAGACAAATAGGGAGAGGATGATGATATGCGCGATAGGCATACGCTCGATCATATATGTATCTATGTTCATTCGGTAGGGTCCTTTACTGAGTCCATTGTTATATACGGGCTCCAAGATCGCAGTCTGCTGCCGCAGGTTGAGCAACCTTGGGTCTTACGAAACGCTATAACCTTCCCTGACTCCATAAGTGCCTGGGAATCTACTGATTTATCTCCTGACCAGTTAAGGTTAGAAATTTTCTCGCGGAAAATTAGCCGCGGTCCTGAGTGATGATCTCCTGCGACCATAAGGATTAGCTCGTTGTGATCATTTTGAAGAATCACGAGGCGGACGCGTTCTAAAAACTTGTTGCCGCTAGGCACGTGGGAATACTGTGTAGACGCGGTCGTAAAATCCTCTAAGATTCCCGGCGCAATCGCAACTATGGTCGCGGGGAAGAAATCGTGAACGATCTTCATTGTGTAAGCGCCTTATCTACTCTGCGTTTCATCGCGCGATAGGTAACTCCTGATGCACGAGCTAACTCTGAAACGGTAACACCTTTACTGTAGAGAAGTCCTGCGATATTGGTAAGCTCCTGATTTGCGGTGAAAGAAGTAGACGACGGGTTTGTTCGCGCGCGAAAGCGCCGAGCAAGAGGCGACAGGCGCGCGATACGCAACTGCTCGTCGTGCGGGATACCTGGAGACCTTGGACGCTTGCGTCTTGATTTTGCCTTGGGCTGTGGAGGCGTAGGGGTCGCGGTGACGAAAACACACTCAGGCGTATCCTTGATAACCCAACTGCGAACTGTTGAACGACGGCGCGGCGGATCGAAAGCGTCCGCGATGGATTGTAGGGTCCAGCCTGCATCGTTGAGATCTTTTACACGACGCCATAGTTGCTCCTTGGAGAGGGAGGCTAAGAAGAGGGCCTCGCTCTTTGGTAGATCGGGTGTATGCGCCACGAGAATAATGTATCATCTTTTTCGACGAATGTGTACAAACTGCGCTTATAGTAACGTGTACAAACGAAGCAGAAACAGTACCTTTTGGTTAAAATGGCTTGGAGGTGAGAAAGGGTTACGTATACTTTGAGACTTTTTCCAAAACGTCTCCAACATTTTTTTCTTCTTGCTTTAGAAAGTAAGAAAGACCGACACTTTTTATAAGCATCGGCCTTCCTTGTGAAAAAGATTTATAGTACTATGTTAACGTGTACATCTCCTTCAAAGATCTTGATAAAGGTATCAGTGTCAATAGATCCTGTGACATCTATTCCTTTGTCAGCCTGGAACTTCTTGATTGAAGCTACAGTCTCATCGCCTAGCCAACCATCTTTGTCAGCGTCAGCGTCCTTGAAACCAAGTTCGATAAGTCGACGTTGTAGATGATGTACTGTCAATGACTTGCGTGCATAGACGTTTTTGTATATACAGTTAGCGAGTATGACGTCATCGACGTCATCACCACTTACTGCGTGGCTAGCCTTACGTGAAGCCTTAGGTTGTTCTACAACTACAGGCTCAGGCGTTGGCTCAGGTGTAGGCTCCTCAGCAATTACTTGTTCAGGCTCTACAACAGGAGCTAGTACTTCTTCCTCAACTACCTCAACAGGCATATCAACTTCGATGTTGCCTGTAGGCTCGATGTTAATTTCTTCAGTCATGTGAATACTATATTCCTATCGTGAGATTATGACTTAGGGAAATCAGCTAGCCAACGTGTTACCGCGGGCTCAACTGCATCACCGTCGTAGGCATTAGGACCTAAGCCCCATGAGCCCCAGTCCTTGCCTCCCGCAGTCATGTAGTAGGCAGCCTTGGCATTAGCCACAGGGTCGAATAGGTCAATCATCTTAGTGATGCCTACCTTGTCCTGGAACTTAGCCAGGCGGCTAACGCCTAAGCTTCCAATCATGTTGATTTGGAATAGGCCGTATGAATTGTCGCCAGTGTTGGCGTTCTTGTTGTGAGAAGTGGGATGCCCCCTTGACTCACGCATGACAACTGCCCATGCTGTTTTGAGAGCCTTGCCCTCAAAACCAACAGCCGCAAGTAACTCTACGAGCTCGTGCGACGTTAGCTCCTTTGCATCCTCTAGCAGTACTAGTGGATTAGTTAGCTCGATCTGTTTGATATGAGCTGGTACCTCTGTGATTATTGGACTTGACGCGGCATTGCTTGTAAGCATTGATACCGAGAAGATTCCAATTGTTATTGCCGTAATATAGGCTACGGTCGACATTGCTATTCCACGTAATGTGAGTTTTTGCAACGCTAGTTCGCCTCCTTAGGTCGGGGATGGGACAACTCAATACCACCGCATTGAGCTTCTTGCTACCGCTATGCTTCTCAAGCTCGCGCTTGTCCTCTACCGCTTGCATAGGGCCGGAGATAAGAAGGGATGACATAGTCGTATCCTTTCGTCTCTCCGTAGTAGGCTGTTTGCCTGTAGTTAACTATACCATAGTTAAAGAGAAACAGGCACCCGTAGGCACCTGTTATCTGTTTTTTATCTTCTTAACTAAATTGATGATTGCGTAGATTAACTTTACAATCAAGCGACCGAAGAAGATAGTAAACGTATACTTTGATTTGCTGCGTCTCACGGTATGTCCTTTGTTACTCTTTTGCACGAGTGTAATGATTGGGCTGTCGTGTACTAATCCGCGTAGTGGCATTTTTACCACCTCCTTTCCTTTGATAGGTTAATTATAACACTATCTTGAAGGAAAGTAAACCCCTCCCTGGGCCCAACCGGGGAGGGACTACGTTTACACCGTTTGAGCTAGACAGGCCCAAGCCACCGCTGATAACCCAAGGGCAAGGGCAAGCGTGCCTTTATCCGGGGTTAGAAGGGCAGTAAGTACCGCTAGGATGGATAGGACAGCCGAGATAACAGCTGGCCAGATGAGGCTTTGCAGCCGCAAAAGGAATCTATCCATTATTTACTTAGCCTTACGGGTTTTACCCTTAAGTCTGTCTGAGGTATTACGGATCTGTGTACCGCTTTCCGCGATGAGCTTGCGAGCCTTACCGTAGGTAATCCCTAGCTCTTTTGCTACTTCATCTACAGACTTCCCTGCGCTATAAAGCGTAGCTGCCTGGTTTGATGTTATCGTTGCTGTTGTCACTGTGTTCCTTTCGTTTAATATAATCACAGGACGTGATTACACGGTTATTTGAACAGTTTGGGACTGCTCAAGACTTTGTGCCTTTTTCAGGCTTTGGTGGAATCTTCCCATGGTTGTTGCAAAGTAGGCGACCACCCCATGGACCACGTGGTTTTATATTGTTATCACAGTCGCTGCCGTATCCAGCTGCCTCGCATTTAATCTTAGTTCCTCGAGTGAAGTTATTTACAAGTGAGACGATGGCTCGTTTAATTACAGAGTCATTAACTACGAATCCATTTTCTTGATGGCATGACCAGCAGAGGTATTCGTTCCTACGATGTGAAGGATCTCTTACAGCGTTGCCAGCTCCACAGGTATCACATACCGTAACTCTCTTTACGGTTCTTGTTCTATCTCTGTAGTGCTCTGCGCATAGAAGGTTGCCGTCTAACTCGTAGACAAGCACATTGGGCTCAGCACAAAGAGAACAGACATCATAGATGTAGATCTGTTCCCGCTGGTTTGTTCCAGTCATCTGTCCTCCGTAAACGTCATTGGAATAACTATATTCCTATCTACCGTATCTGTACAATTATATTTTTGGTGAGACTACTCCAAGAAGAGCTACCTGCTTGTGAGCTGCCGCAAGGTTGAACTGACGTTCAGCGCGGTCGTCATAGACCGAGGCAATAAGTAGGGAAGGTACGATGAATGCAACTGACCCAGTCAGCATTGCAAAGAATCCTACTAATGTAGGTGATGTTACGAAGATACCGATCATCGCGATAGTCCATCCACCTGCGATTAGCTTTAAGGTGAATGATGTGCGGCGGTATTGAAATCCTTTACGGCGATATTCTTTTACTGTCAACATGTTACTGTCCTTTCGTCGTTTGGCGTACAGGTTAATTATATCAGGAACATTAGGAAGATGTAACTACCTGACGCGGAAGGTGTTTCTAAGACCAGGGATCTTTCGGCCTGCAGGTGATTTGGCTGTGATCTTTCCGCCCACGAATCCAGCGGGTGGCTTGATAAGTAGAGCCGTAAGGGCATGGACCAACGCGTCAACGCGGTCAGGTGATTTGCCTTCGCCTGGAATCCACGAGGTCATCTGGGACTCGAGGTCCGCTAGGTACCCAATGTGGTGAACACGGTTCTGCTCGTAAGCTAGTGTGATTGGCTCAGCTCGAAGGGCTTTGCCGTATTTGGAGTGGACCTCAAGTACCTTTACAGTTGGGTCAATTGTGTTAATGGCGTTGCGCACTAAGGCACCACCTTGATTTACCTCGGCGATAACAGGGCAACCCCATTTACGCGCCATAGCTACTACCTTGTTTGCCCATACCTCGGGTGAGCCTAAGATTGAAGCGTCCTCAAGCACCCAGCTTTGACGCTTATATAAATCTCTGTCTGCTGTTGAAGCTACAACAACGATGCCGCATTCGTCTCGTGGATTTTCAGCTACCGATGGGTCAACACCTATGCAACGAAGAGGTGCACCTTGAGGTAGCACAAGCTCGCGTGTCTTGTCGATAAGCTCTACAGTCCAGAGAGCTCCTTCAACGTCTGAAAGCATCTCACCGTATAGCTCTTGTGCAGCTAGGCGAGTTCCTTCATACACTCCAAGGATTCCGTCCATGTACGCTGCAGAAAGGTTTCCGCTGTTGTCCATGGTTGAGCCTTTAGTAATAATAACTTTGCCAGGATGCGCATCGGCCTCACGAAGAAGCTCGTACAACAACGGCACACGTTTCGGTGTTGTGGTAATCATAATTTTAGGGTTTTGTCCAAGACGAGTACCGATACGTAAGTTTTCGAACGCGGTAAGCCCAGCTCCATCTGGAGTCTGACGCCAAGCTGCAACCTCATCTCCCCAAGCGTGTGTGAATTGAGGTCCACGGAGAGAATCTGGTTCATCAGCTGTGAAGCATGTTGCCGTATTACCGTTAGGCCAAGTTAGTCTTCTCTTTGACGGCTCGTATAACGGACGCTCACTTGGAGGCGTTACGTTAATAATTCCTGATTCACCTTCAACGATAACGTCACGTACGTCAGCCGCAGTACGAGCTACCAACGCAAAGCGACGTTGACCGGTGTTTGTATGTTTGGCTTCTTCTCTTACCCACTCTGAAGCTGTACGAGTTTTACCAGCACCGCGACCTGCGAGGTACATCCAGATATTCCAGTCTTCACCTACAGGACGCTGTTGTTCAGGACGTCCCCAGAAACCCCAGTCCCATTGAAGAGCGTCTGGGTCTAGACCTGCTAGAACTTCGATACGCTCTTCATCGGACATGTCGGCGATAATTTGTGCGAGACTTTTAGCCATGTGTACTATAGTACCTTATAAAAGGAAATGTTATACGGTGATGTGCTTGTAAATCTCTGACACAACGGTTGCCCATACCTTTGGGGTGTGGTCGAAAGGTTGATACCCACCGGCTCCTCCAATAAGTACTCGGCCCTTTGCATGCTTGTTGGCGATGTCCGCAACGATTTGAGCTGCAGCTCGATATCCAGGATAGTCAAAGTTGAGACCAGATAGAGGATCTGAATGATGTGCATCAGCCCCGGTAGCTAGAAGAATAACATCTGGCTGAATCTTATCTGCAAGCAGCTCGATCTCTTGCATCACATCCAGAAATTCTACGTCGCCATCTCCATTAGCTAATGCCCAGTTGTACACTCCATTTTCTGGCTCGTTCGTAAGACCAGTTCCAGGAAAGATTCCACCTTGGTGGATACTTGCCGTAACTAAATTTCGATACGGGCGCAGGATATTCTCAACGCCATCGCCGTGGTGCGCATCCCAATCGATGTACATAGGCTTAAGCCCTGCAGCCATAAATAACTTAGCGACTAACGCCATATCGTTGAATACACAAAAACCAGAGCTATGGTCATACTGCGCATGATGCTTAGCTCCCTGAGGATTGAAAGCTACCTGAGCTTCTCCTGAAAGAATCTTTTCATACATGCGAATAGTTCCCGCAGCCATTTCAAGAGCTACGTTACCTAGATGAGTTTGGTCTGGATACCATTCACCGCAATGACCTTTGTCAAGTACCTTAGAAATGTATCCATCGCTGTGAACATGACTTAGCAGATCCCTATCAGACTCAGATGCAGATGGCTTAACCATTACTGGATCTAAGCTTTCAAGGAGCTCTACCGCAAGCTTAGCACGAACAGGATTAGTTGGGTGACTACCATCACCGTTCCCTAGCTGCCAATCTAAGTAAACATCGTCGTATACGACGTGCAGCTTACTCATTGACAGTCTCGTTTAACGTTAGTAGGAACTCTTCGAACTCTTTGTTAATGAGAACGTACTTGCTTCGCTTCTCACGCAAAAGGTTGATTGCATCTTCTGGCTTGTATCCCATTTGGATTAGAGCTAGAGCTGCAGTTAAGCCAGAACGATTTAAACCCGCTTGGCAACGAACTAGAACCTTATTACCGTTGCGAACTTGGTCAACCGCGTATGAAGCTGCGCGATGTAATGCTTCCATGTCGATGTGGGCGATTCCGGAGTCATAGAATCCGAAACGTAGCTCTTCGACCATCCAGTCAACTGGCTGCGCCCATGCGTAAAGTGTAACAACCGCATCGAAATCTTCTTTAGTAATTTTACGAGTCGCATGTAAGTTTACAGAGTCTTCGATTGTGTCGTCGTCATCTGTACCGCCAACCCATAGGTTAGGCAAGATCTCACTCCATAGCGGAAAGTCCCAGTCATCAATCTCGTGAGCTGGTGCGTATCCTTCGTTTGTTTCAATGAGCTTCGCCATTGTATTTCTCCTTTTGTCATTTTGTCATTTAATATTACTATTATATCAGGATAAGTTACCTTCCAGTAACTTACTCTTCCTGTATAAACGTATGAACGTTGCCACCGGAGTAGATATCATGCTTGATGGCAATTTCTACCGCGCGGTAAACAATTTTCTCAGCTTCCTTTGCGCTCTTGCACTTTTGATAGTTAAGAGCTTCAAGAACGCCGAGAGCTAGATCCGAACCGCTACCTGAGTGATAGATGTTTCGTTCTTCTCTATCCCAAGAGTAGTCTTCGTAAATTGGGTAAAGAACTCCGTGGATTGAAACAATAAACTCTGAATCGTGAGCCGCAGCTTCACCATCAGCCTTCATGTCGTAACCAGACTCGATAAAGACCTTACGCATAGACGGAATAAAAACTTTCGTCATAAATACGTCAAGGTCCTGTCCAGCTTTAGGGCGAGGAGCTCTCCAACCAAATTGAAGTATGTTTGAGCCACGTCCTGCACCTGAACCCGCAATGAGAATGCCATTGTTCTCTACAACTTTATGTGTAGCCATCTCTAGATAGCGACCGCTTTCGTCTGACGAACGCGAATCACAACCGATGACAGACCAGCCGTCACCTTGAATTGCTACAAGTGTAGTCATGGGTTCCTCTCCAGGTAAAACGCCTATCCAGGCGCTAGGTAAACTGTATCCTAAGCGCCTGGACTACGTCTTACTTTACGAGATCAATTATAGCCACAGGAACCGTAATATTGGAAGATTCAACTCTACCTGTTACTGGGTTCATGTGGGCAAACCTTCCAACGGGTGTCTCCAGTCTTACAGTGACCTTCTTCTGTTTCATCCCTGTGATGGTTGCCTTTTGGCCAACCATATAGCGAGTGCCAGTTAGATCATTGAAGACTACCGTGTCACCGATGTTAAAGTCCGCAAGTGTACGTGAAGTACGTGAAGCTTTTAGGCGTGCGTCTACCGCTTCCTTTATCTTAATCAAATCAGAATCAAATGTTCCTGACTCGATTTCAGATGTAAGTTCTCCGATATTCATGTTCGTCCTTTCCGTCGTTGTTATAGTACTATTATAACAGGTTTAGTCAGGAAAGTACAATCGGTTTAAGCGTCAACCTCAGCACGGAAGTATCCGATACCTTCAGCAGTTTGAGCTAGATCTTCCACCCAAGGAAGACGTTTACGCTCGGTATCCAAGAAAGCACTAGCATAGATAACTGCCTCGCGCTTTGCAGGTCCGAGAGACTTGAATGCTCCACGGCGTGCTTCACCAGTTGCGAGATCCTTGACCTCAACCAGCCACGCAGCGTTAGGAGCCTTACTTTTATGTAGGGTTGCTACTATCATGATGTCCTTTCGACATTGTTAGGTAGGCAGTTTAATGACGTACCCAGGTCGTTCCGTGGCGCGGATTGGAGTACGCGCCTCGGAAATCTAATTTATACGGCGTAAGCTAATTTGTAACCTTTGTTCAGTTTTTCTGAACCTTCCTTCCGTCGTTTCATCGTTTCCGATGATAATACTATTATATCAGGAAGGTTTAGGGAAGCATACGTTACTCGTCGGTAACATCTTCCTCGTCCGGCCACATCTCTGGGCGGAGGGCAAACTCGTATTGGTCACCTCTCCAGGAGTTTGAACCGAAGGAGATGTCCTCCTCCATAAGTTTGTTTAAGGATAGGACAGCGGTGTGCCCTTCAGCCTCAAACATAATGACAAGCTTTGTGTCTGACTGTTCAGGGTCATCAACTAGAGCTACAGTGAACGGCATACCACCAATTCCATTTCGGTGGGTATCCATGTCTACGATTTCTAGCTTATCTGCATTCATCGCTGTCTCTTTATCTCTGGTCGTCGCTTAGAAATCTCACACTTGGTAATATTGAAGTCATGCTTCTTGAGCCAGTCCTTTGCGACTCCTTCATTGATGAACTCACCTATCCATACTCCCTGCTCATCAAAAACATTTACTAAATCATAGAGAGTACTCATTGAGTCACCACACGATTATTTTGTTTAATAGGAGTGTAGCATGGGCTCTTACCTGTTTTTGGTGATAGGTACCCGTAACGTGCAAGACGGAACCTAAGAGCTCCGTGTGTCACACCAAGACGCTTTGCAAGACGATACAGGGTTACACCCTCAACTGAATACAAATGCCAGATGAGTGCAGAGTACTCTTCAGCTTCCTTACGGTACGTTGAATGGTCGTAGCGTACTTTTTGTGCAAGAGGTTTTAATTCGAGTAGACGAGCTAGAGCTTCGGGTGAAGGCTCGATGTATACGGGAGGAGCTAGAACTTCAATCTCGATAGTCTCGAGCTCCGGGACAGGGAAAGATCCTGGATCTGCAAGTATATGCAAAGCTAAAGCAGGTGAAGCCTTAGTTTCAATTTGACGAATACGCTCGCGTGTAAGTCCAATGGCATCCGCAATCGCTTGAAGCTTCCACCCTTTCATACGAAGTACGTAGATGTACGCCGCACGCATTTCCTTATCCTCCACGAGGTTAAGTGCAGTGGTAGTGACAAACGGCAGCGTCTGATGCTGCGTCACCGGAACCTGCTTTTTAATCATAATTCTTTTAGGCATTTGTTTTCCTTAGCTTATTGATAGTGGGTCGCATACGGGAAGTGTATGTGAGCGCCAGTCGTACAAAATTTGTTCGAGCACAACTGAGTACTCGTCGTCCGGAAGTGACGCTATAACTTCTTGAGCAAGAGATACAAATCGCAAGCTCTCGGATTGGTTGGCTTGGTGATTAGACTCAAGGTTACCGCATGTGCCACAGTACTCTTCTAGCATTACGCACTCAATGGGAGTTGACTCTTGATGCGAGACTGAAGGTCTGACACCATGTGTGCGAGGTGATGGAATCCGTGGTCTTGACTAGATGCTTTCTCTTTGCCAAGCGCACGAAGAATGATTTCAATATCTTTGTCGGTAAGTTCGATGTTCATGATTACACCAGTCTTTCTTTTGCAAGAACCGCGTTCTTTACAAGTTCAACTACATCTCGGTTGAATCCACCGATGTTGTACTCCATAAGTTCATCCATATCAGGGGCACCTAAATCGTAGCGCTTCCAGTCATAGATTGTTGCAACTGACCCATCTGAAAACATGTGGGTCCATTCAACGGTAACTTTGTCTCCTGGGTAATAAAAAGTTGGTTCATCGAACACTGCGATGAGATCTCGCATCGTAGTTGTGACGTACCCCTGTAGGGATGTGCCATTTGAAATGTCACTCATTTTCTTGTCCTTTCGTCGTTGTTGGTACTATTATATCATGTTTACTTGTCGAAGTACACTATCTCCACAAATTCATTTGCCCAGCCTGTGAGCCCAGCTTCCATCTTGTTTTTGTGATGTCCGCAGAAGAAGAGATCTCCGGAGTTCCCGGTAACCTTCCAGATTGCCTGGGCTGTCTGGCAGGAATCACAAGGAACCCAACCGTAAGACTCTTGAGGCGTATCCTCAACTACTTCTTCAGTAATGGTAGACTCCACGTCTTCTCCTTTAGTTAAGTTAATCATACTTGGTTTATAGACTGGTGTGTTGTGAGTTGTACCAACCTTCGCGGGAGTTTTCCTCACCGCATTTGATGCACACCCACTCTGCAAACCACACTACGGTGTCATGCGCCCAGTCTTCAATTGTCGGCACCTCATAGCATGCGTCACACTCGTCATTGCCGCAGTTGAGTTCCTGTATACTCTCACTCTCGAGTGAGCCCGCAATCTCTGGTTCAAACCCAGAGACGCCTGGTGGATAATTACTTGACATCTTGCTTCCTTCCGTCGCTGTGTATAAGATAATTATATCATACTATAGATCTAAAGTAAACTAAGGTGCTGAAGGTACCCTACCGGTGAGTAGGGTACCCGCAACTACTACTCTGGGTAAGAGTTAAGGAAGAACTCTTGAAGATCTGCATCAACCCAGAAGCCTCTGTAGAAAGGACTCATTGATGAGTCTTCTGTATCTAAAAGATTCTTAAAGTAATCTTGAATTATTTCTTCTTCTGTATCAACACTCATGAAGGGGATGTATTCTGTTCCTTCAATTGTAACATAGGAACCCGCATCTATCCAGTGATAGGTGTTATCTGGGTATCTAAAGGTTACTACTTGACCGTCTGCATCTACTTCAACAATTTCTGCTTGGTCTACATTAAGTGATGGTTCTACTTTATGATCTTGGAATAGGTTGCTACTTGCTATATAGTCTTTAAGAGGAGATGTCTTTGAGTTCTTAAACAACTCGTGGAGCTTTTGTGAAGATGTGAGTGTGGTGTCTTGTGAGACCTTTAGTATATCTGTGTATGTAGGGTACATCTTAGGTTCCAATCATTAGTGGTTAATAAGATAATTATAACATAAATCTATTATAAAGTAAACAATTGAAGGTAACCCTCTGGGGAGGAGGGTTACCCGCAACTTGGTATTAGTACTCTTGTGGGAGAGTTTTCTTTAGTTCATTAAACTCACCGCTGAAGATTCTTTTCTGGACTTCTTCATCTAAGATGAGACCATATGCCCAGAAGGTACTTTTTTCATTTAGAATTTCTTGGAGGAAGTATAGGTATCTTTCTGGGTCTTCTTCTACCGCTTCTGGGGATAGGTACTCAATACCATCAATTTCATCATAGCCACCGATATCTAGGTGGTGATAGGTGTTATCTGGGTACCGAAGGATGAATCCTTGATGATCATGCATTCCTATAATTACCGCTTCATCCTGGGGTAGTGAAGGGTGCCAATACTGAATTGTACCATCAAATTCTTTAATACCACCTTCAACATGGTCTTCTTCATCAATTCCTGCAAATCCGATATTATTGTAGATCTCTGAGAATGGGTTTCCTGGAACATCTTTGAATACTTGGTGGAATACTTCTGATACTGTTTTTTGGTTCAACATTTTAGGTTCCAATCTATTTTTTAACCCTTGTGGTTAATAAGATAATTATATCATACTTTTATTATAAAGTAAACAATTGAATTGAAGACGGCAGAAGAAGACACACAGATCAATTATATCATATTTATTATAAAAAGCAAAGGGCTGCGCAGTTGTGGGCTGCGCGGCGCGAGCGTTTATAACGGCAAGGTTATTTGGTCAAGAAATAGAGTAGGGAGATGTGAAAGACAGATTGTTTGGCTGGAGTCAAGATAGAACGGAATTGCAAGATTGAATTTAGAAGAGCAGTATTCGCAGATAAAGTCAGTAGAGTTTGTTTTAGCGATGCAGATAGTTATTTCGGCGTAGCCGGCAGAGTCGAAAGATTCGTCGGTGTAGTCAGTTGTAAAAAAGTAAGAAGTGTAATTTTCGTCAGAATATGATGAAGTAAATTGCGTAGTCATGATGTAAATCTCCAATTCGTAGTTGTTAATAGTTTAATTATAACATGTTTAATTATAAAAGCAAAATACGCAAGCGCGCGGCATGCAGAGCAGAGGCCGCGCGAAGCGAGCGTTAGTTGTAGTAGTTATAGAAGGTGTCGACGTCGATTTTAGTTTCGAGGTGGTGAGAAAGTTCGGCAAAGTCAGTGTAGAGAGCGTAGACGTCGTTGTCGATAGTAATGAAGTGATTTTCAGTGTCGTCGAATTCGTCGAATTCGGAATGGCCGATGAAGTGGTCGAGATGTTCGGCAGGGATGTTGAGAATTTGGTAGTCGTTGTAGCCGGCAGAGACGGTAGCGACGAGTGTAATCGGCGTGTCAGGGAAGCGTTCGGCAAGAAATTGTAGAGCGACGGCGACAGAGAATTGTTCGTTGAGTTCGACAGAAGTTTTGCGAAGTTGTGGATAGTCGTAGCAGTTTTTGTCGTGCGTGAATTCGTTTGCGTTTTGCATGAAAGGCCCCAATCGTAAATTATAACGTGTTTCGTTAATAAGTTAATTATATCATGTTTATTATATTTTTGTTTAATATAAAAATAAAATTTGCAGTGCGCGGCATGCAGAGCAGAGGCCGCGCAGTGCGAGATTATTCGGTAGGTATTTTAGAGAGCATGAGTTTGCGGACGTATGAATTCAGATGCGAGAAGCAGTGAATTGATTCGAGCATGTATTCGGCAAAATAGATTACAGGTTCGGTAGAAGGAATTTCGATTTCGCAGTCGTAAAATTCGCAGGTGGCGTTTTTGATAAGGCCAGCAGGGATGTATTCGAGTGAGACGCCAGATTCGAAAGTTTCGAGGTCGTCGTTGGGCGTGTCAGAGTTATCGAAGAAATAAGCGAATGCAGAGAGTTCGAAGTGATAGGCAGGCACGTTTTCGTAATTGCCAGTTGATTCGTTGTAGTTTGTTGTGTAATTAGTTTTGTTAATAAAGCGAACGGCGTCGTCGTTGTTGACGTCAGTTGTTGTAGACATGTATGACATGAAAGGCCCCAATCGGATTTTCGTATTACGTATTTCGTAATAATAGTTTAATTATATCATGTTTATTATATTTTGTAAATACGCGAAAGGCCCAGCGTGAGCTGGGCCAGTCGCAGTTATTTAACGGTATGCAGATTGCGTTTTTTCGAAGGTTTCGGTAGGGGCGCAAGTGGAGCAGATGATGTATTGATTTTGATTTTGTGTTGCGACGAGCATGTAGGTCGTTATTGCGTTGCAGATAGAGCAAGTGCGTGAGTCGGCAGTTGAAGTGAATTTATTGTCGATGGCTCGGTTTGAGCAATAGTAGCGAGTTTGAGACTGGATAGTCGTATTGTAGATTGTTTCGGCAGCGTATACGGGAAGGCCGTAATAATAAGAGTCGTGACGTAGTTTTACAGACATGATGAAAATCTCCAATTCGTTAAGTTAATAATTGAATTATATCATGTTTATTATGTTTTGTAAAATACAAAAAGCCAGAGCGTTTTTCCGCGCCCTGGCCTCTCGCAACGACTTACTCTATTTCATTATCTTCATAATCTGGAAAAATCTCTTCGAGACTTTGGTAGAATTTTTCAGAAGGTGAAGCGGTAAGCTTAATTGTTGGCCAACCATTCGCGCTTTCTAAAACCTCTACTGAAATTACTCCATCGATTCCTAGGAGATTTTCAATTGTCTGGTCGAGGCTGATCTCTTCCGTAACCACATCGAATTCATAAACCTTCATTTTAAGCTCCAATCAATTTTTAACGTATTTCGTTAATAGGATAATTATAACATGTTTATTATAAAAAGTACAGGATGGGCACTTTTCTTCGCGCCCACCCTGAATCCTTTATTCTGAATCGTGGTCTTCGATTCCACCTTCAAGATAGCTTTTAACAAGTTCCTTAACTTTTGGGCTAACTATTGCCCATACAGTTTCAAGGTCGCATGATTTCATATCCTCGAGCGAGAAATCTTCAAACTGAATTCGAGTATCGAATTCATAAGCTGATGCGTAGTTTTCAAACCATCCAACAATCTCACCTGCAACTTCGTTATTTTTATTCATTTTTGTTCCAATCTCTTAATGGGTTGATGGTTTAATTATAACATAAATCTATTATAAAGTAAACTAAATGAAGGAAGCTGGCTACATGGATTGGAGTACACGTAACCAGCTTCAAATCACTGGACGAGACAGTTTGCTCACAAAGGGCCTGATTCACGCATCACTGTTTGCGCAGTACCATACGTCGATTCTGCTGTATGGTTTTAATCCTAACTTCCCTAAGTTAGTTTTGCTCTGTCTCTTTCCTAAGTCAAGCTACCCTGCGGTAACCGTCAGCTTATCGGGATTAGTGTCCCCATGGGATACCCTTATGCTCCAAGACTTAGTAAGTCCATTGGTACTATTATAACATGCCCGTCAGCCTTTTGGCGCAATTTTAGCCTCCGTGCCTGTAATAAAAAGCATGCCCGTCTGCCTTCCAGGAGTTTTATACCCTCCAGGCCACTATTTAATTTTTTATTCCCACTCTGCAATGAACACGGCTTCAAAATCTTCTATCGGACGCTTTAATCCGATCCGTGCCATCTCCAGGTATCTGGTGACGTCAGCCCGCTTGCGTGCCCGAAACTTAGAGATACGTTCGCCCGTTCGAGCATCACGGATCTCCCAGATGCCCGCCGCTTCGTTCCTCGCCATTAAACTAGCGTCTCGCGAAGCTTGCCCGCCAATTCCTGGAGCTGGACTAGCCATTCCGTTGGCAAAGCCAGGTTGTCCCCTTCATCGTCCGTGCCGCCGGTGAACACGATGTCACCCATAATGATGTCCGTCATGCCGAAGCTCTTCTCCCACATGTGCGTGCCTATAACGTTAGCAAGCATGCCGTTGATAAGCTTGCCTTCCTCGTTGCACCAAAGTGTGAGGTTGTCCTGAAGGTCCGCTGCTTGAACCAAGCCACCGACCGCTTCCTGGAGTTGCGTAAGGCTGTCCGTCTCAAGATCTAAGATCTCTGTGGTGAAGTCCGTGTTAATTCGCAATGCTGTTTTCATTCTGCTATCTCCGCGTCTGGAAACCACTTAAGAAATGTTTGGATGAGATGATTGTAGTCTCCTGAAGTCATCTCGCCTAAGAATGTTTCAACCTCTGAATCACGTCCCGCATCAAGAAGTGCTCTTCGTCCCGCACCCATAAATGAATACGCGTTTCCGTCATTGACTTTAATCGTCATGTTAGTTGTCCCTGTGATTTAGGAAATCTTCAATGACCGCTTGAATCGCATCATTTACGTCATTGGCAAGTTTATCAATTTCTTCTTGGGTGAAGGTAGTCTCTTCGTCTACTTCTTCATCCCGCATGTAATTCCAAAAACCTTTGAGTTGCTCGAGGGTGAGGCTTGAGTCGTAGATAACTACGTCTTGTTCTTGTGACATTTTGTATCCTTCCGTCGTTGGTATGGTTTAATTATAACATGAATCTATTATAAAGTACATTACCCTTTGGTGTTTTCGTACTCCCAGTAGCTTTTAGCCAGCTCGTAGAACATCTTCGCAAGACCAGGGGTAATCTCATACCCAACCTCGTGACAGGCATCACGGCAGTATCCGTTGTTGATGTCGTCCATTAGCTCCGGGTTCTTGTCTAGCTCTTGTTCAGAGAAGATGAATCCGGTGTCCGCAAAATCAAAAAATGTATCCATGCCTTCATGGGCAACGTAGATGTGTTTCATTACCCTACCTGGAAATCATCACAATAGCGACATTGGTATGAATCACCTAGAATTGAGCGTGGGTCATACTCGTGAATGTAGTCATGCTGGTCTTGTGTCGCGCAGAAACGAAAATCGCCCCTGCGGATATAAGTACGTTGCTTAGTTAACACGGTTGTCCTTTCGTCGTTTAGTAGTAGGCAACCAGCGGAAGAAAGTCTGGTAGACTCTCGCCTACGGTTTCATATCCGCTGGCTGCGTAGTACTATTATATCAGGTTTGGTAGAACTTTACCTCGAAGTTGGTAAGTGTTCGGTAGGCTGTTTGCAGTGACGCATTTACCTTTGCCATGACCGTATCTAGTGTCGAGCCATCCGATAGGCTTTGAGCCAGTCTGGTGGCCACTAGAACGGTTGCATTGGACGTACCTAGGGAAACTGACGTGTTTCCATGGACGTCGGTTGTGGCGGCCCTTCCAAGGGCATATAGGTCAAGATCCGCACTAGAGTTTGAGATCAACATGATTGGGTAGACCGTACCTGTCACTTGCTTCATCGTGTACGGGGTATCCGTTGCTCCTACGGCGATTGCCTGTGGGATACATGCCGGATAGTGAATCTTGCTTTGGTTGGAGTTGTTTCCTGCCGCAATGACCGTTGGGATATTCATTGAAGCCAGGCCTACGATTTGAGATTGAAGCTTAGGCTCCGCTAATACAGGGCATGCCGCTTCTTTGTAGGTACGCCCGATTGAGATCGAGACCGCGCCGACGTTTAGCCGTGCCGCATTAGCTGTAACCCAGTCCATTGCCTTTGATACCGCTCGGGTTGTGTAGGTGTTTGCGTTGCCCTTAGCCGTCATGCTGACGATACGGATGAACACAATCTTTACATTTGGATTGGCAGCTACCGCAACCGAAGCCATCTGCGTTCCGTGACTCATTGCACGGTCCTTAACGAGCGCTGGGTCTAGCGATGCAGAACCTGGCCCGAACATACTTGATAGCTTATTTGGACATGCACCAAAGTCAACGAAGCATGCCTCTTCAATAACCGCAGCTTTAGCCCACGGCAGTTGCATGTTGATGCCGGAGTCAATGATGACAAGAGTTTTGTCTCCTGTCGCATGCGCCGGTGTTGCAAGCAGTGACAGACCTAAGGCTGCCGCAATCAGTAGTACTTTTGTTTTCATCTTTATCTCTTTTCGTCTTTGTTGGTTGGTTAAAAATAACCGGTGCAGGTAGAGTAATCTGACGGAAGGTCTACCCACACCGGAGCTTGTTACGCAGCGTTACGTGCGCCAATCTTTGTTAGAGCGTCTGCCGCAGCTTTTCCGATTTGGAGTGCAGCGTCTGCTGGATCTGTTACATCTTGTAGAAGAGCAACCGAGGTTCCCTTGACGATATCTCGAACGTATCCTAGTTGGTAAGAGTGAGCGAAAGGAATCCACAAGACTGCAACACCGTTCTTTTCACACTCTTGAATCCATGCCTTTGCTTTTACAGTCTCATCTGGAGTGTAGCAACCATCGCTAACAACCACGAGTAGACGAGCGCCAGTTCCATTGAGAAGATTTAGAGAACCATCAA